CCAGCAACGACTTTATATAGTTTAATGATAGTTTCTCTATCAAGTTCTTCTATATCAATATACTCTTTTTCTGATTTTAGATATTCTTTTTCTGTCATGTATTTTTTTTCTTTCATGATTTTAAATGATATTAAATGTTATTTACTCTTTTTATCGATCCAGTTACTAATTTGACTGGATACATATATCCCTACAGCTATTCCTGCTAATAGGGATATAAGATTTGTTATTATAATTGTTTCCATCTTGAATAAAACTCTTGATCAATTTCACGTTGTATATTCTCATGTATACGTTTAGCTTCTATTAAATCAGACATATGTTTAGTATATTTATCAATTAAATTGTATAAATAATCTACATACTCGTCATTTTTAATATGTGTATCAATGATATTCATATTACATAATTCTTCTACACCGTGATATTCAGATATTTCATTTAGAACTTTAATCATAACATCAGCAGTCTGCCTAACCGTGGACAGACTGCTAATAAGTGGATATTTTCTAGTCATAATCTTTATTTTGTGCTAATACTATTAGTACGTTTATATCAGCTATGACTTTTTCCAGATCTTTATTCTTTTTCCTCAATTTAGCATTTTCTTTTGAAAGTGCTTCCCATGCTTCAGGTTCAACCTTTAGCATTACTTTACCAAGATCTTCTGTTCCAACTTGTTTTTTAATTAAATGATCTCTTTCAGATCTATCAAGTTCAAAGTTAGCAAGACTATGCTTGTTATCTATTTTTGGAACAGGTTTATAGTTCTTTTTTATATCTAATAATTGCTTTTTTGTACTAGCAGGCAATAAATCTGCTAAAGTGTTACCTTTTTTCATGATTTTAAATGATTTTAAATGATTATTAAATAGTGTCTTTTATTGTTTCTTGTGCAACAATATGAGCTACTTTACCACAATCTAATTGTATGTCAAAGCCTAGTTCTTCTAGTTTGCTAATACATACTGTTAAAGAATCTCTTAGTCTACTAATATAGTATGATTGATTCTCTTCGATAGATAAACAGTTTTGTGCTACTTTTACTAAATGCTCTTTTACACGTTTAGTATTATAGGCATTACTTTGACCATAATCTTCCATTTCAGTTAGTAGACTCTTAGTTTTAATACTTGTTTTTTTCATGATATTAAATGAATTAAATTAAATAAAACATACTTTCAAGCGGTATGTAAACGCTTAATAAAATGACACATCAACTAACTCCACACTCCTGCTATACAGTATATGAGCTACTTCGTCTCTACTGTAGACTTACTGGCATATTATAGTTGTAACTAATTTTATAGGTATAATTAATACAGACATTTGCTATCCTGTATCAATAGTTAGTTGACATATCATTGTTTTGACTTGGGAGAGGACATATTATAGCCTAATTACTTACTATAATATGACCTGTAATTATGTTTACTCCCATTCCATAATAATGATAATTGGTTGTTGTTAACTTATCATTATTATCTTGTTATCATTATATATAACATAGAACAATAGAATATTACTATTGCAATGAATAATATAATGGTATAAATATCTTCTTTTTTCATTTGTGTTATATAAATATAATTAATACAATTTACATATTGTAGTGTTATGTGCTAAATACAGCGTGTAAGAGCTGGTTATCGCTCTCGTTGTTGCACAAAAACACATAACATACAATAAATGAAGAAAAAAATAGGAACTAAGTTCCTATTTTCTTTGGCATTGTTAACTTGTTAACAGTGACAGCTGCTTTAGCGACATCTCCGATGGCGTTAAGCGTTGATATTGTTGATTTATCAACAGTAGCAACAGTATCACAACGATAGTGGTCGTTGTGGTAATGGACATCCTTACCATCTTTGATGTAAGTGTCCTTAGTGGTAACATATTTACCACTAGCATAATTATGTGAGTCATTGATCTCACCATAATAAACAGTCTTTACAATCGTAAGATTTAAAAGACAGTACACGGTAAGATAAGTTTTAGCCTTACCGTTCTTTGACTGTCTAGCAGTCACGTGCTTTCTGTCAATGATAGCACCCTTAAATTCTTTTGCCATAGCAATAATAATTTAGTTAATAAAATTTGTAATTTTCCGATAGAGGGGGCCATTGGTCCTCTCAAACAGAGGTGGGGTGGACTTTGAAGTTGGTTCACACGCTCAAAGATCCTCCCCAAAAAAAATTTTTTTAATATTTTTTTAATATTGGCTTAACATTCTTATAATATTAGATCCGTATATTTATAGTATGCGAATAGATATTTCAAATTATTTATATATTTTTATTATAATACTTGCATTTATTGTAGGAATATTGTAATATTGCACTGGAATCTTAGATCACCCTAGAGGGCCAAAGGTAGTTATAGGGTCAGAAGTTGGGTTTACGAGTTAATTTTATTAACCACGGTTGTCCCCAATAATTCCAAAAATTGCTTTGATATAAAACTTAGGTGGGAGTAATACTATAGGCTGACAGAAATTGTACCCACGAAGGCTAAAAACGGTAAGTAGAAATTCAAAGTTAAACTAATTTCCAAGGGGAGAGGTATATCCAATTCACACCTATTATAAAAATATTTTATTTTTTGTTTTGATATATAAAGAAATCTTTTATATATTTGTGTATAACTAAAAATAAAATAGGCTATGTCTAAACAAACTTTAAAAAACTTTACTCCAACTAGAGATTGGGTATTAGTTGCTGATCCAAGAAAAGAGGAAACAGAGAACGGTATTATAATACCTGAAAATGTACAAGCAAAGTATCAATCTAATATTTCTGAAATTTTATCTATAGGACCTGATTGTAAACAGGCGTCGGTAGGCGATCTTGCTATGATCAATCCTACTACAACAGGTAATATTGTAGAAATAGAAGAAAAGACTTATATAATGATTCCTGAACATTTCTGTATGGGAATATTTAAACAATAATTATGGAAGAGATTTACTTAATATCAGAAATGGTCCAATGGAAACAAGATTTCTTTAAAGATATGTATGGAGAAGATATATATGGAATATCTAAAGACGGTACTATTTTATATAGTAATAATAATAAAAAGATTTCTGATCGTATATATTATACATATTTAGCAAAAGAAGAACCTGTAGAATAAATGAAAGGAACAGTTACTATTAGCTTAGCAGATTATAATAAGTTAGTTAAGAAAGATGGACTAACTAAAAATAAAGAAGAATATCTGCATAAGATGGCAAAAGAGCTATCTGTATTTTTATCTTTTTTATCAAGTAGAGAAAATATAGATAGGCACATCCAACAATTTAATTTACAATCTACAACTAGCAAAATAAAATTTGAAGGGGATAAAGCAGTAATAGAATTTAGAGATGTTAAAAACTAGATTTATAATACATGAATTTGAAAACTGGTTATCTACGTTTTTAGATTTTGAAAAAAAAATAGAAGTTTTAGGAGAATTAAGTTTAGATAGTGTAGTTGAAATAAATAATTATGTAGATGAATATGATTTTGTAATTGAGATAATAATAAATAAAAGAGAGATAAAATGAAAATAACGTTAAAATTAGATAGCAATTATAAATATTTACAATTTTGGAACAGTATGTTTAATTTAACTTCTAAGGAATTAACTATTTTAGCCTCTTTAATGGACATAAATAAAGGTGATAATTTATGTTCTTATGACAATAAAGTTAAAGTGGCAAAAAAATTAAAGATTAATGATCCAAATAAATTAAATAATTATGTAAAGCGTTTTAAAGATAAAGGCGCTATAACTTTAAAAAATAATAATTATGTTTTACACAGCATCCTCGGAAGTAAAAAAAGCATATCAGTTAATTTGGTTCGGTAGTGTTATAGATAGTAATTTTTTGTTGGCAGTATATGAAACAAAAGGATGTACTATTGAAATAATAACAGATAATAAAGGAAAATATATAAAAAGTAAAATGCATAAAAATGAACATATTTAAATTAACATTACAATTTGCTAGAGAAGCATCAAAATATATTAAAGAGGGACGTCCAAATGTATCTCCAGATCAGTATCAAGAAAGACTGGAAATATGTGATGTATGCCCACATAAAAAAGTAGGTACGCATAATGATTCATGTGGATTATGTGGATGTAAAATAGCAATAAAAGCAAAATGGGCAACAACAGAATGTCCAGATAAACCAGCAAGATGGCCAGAAATAAAAAAGAAATAATATATTTTCTAGCGAATAAATATAATATTCCTTTGAGCCAAGTTGAAAGAATTATAGATTCCCAATTTAAATTTACATCTATAGTTATGACAAAAGGAGGATTTAATACTGTTAAATTACCTTATTTTGGTAAATTTACAGTGAATAAAAAAAGAGTAGAACATATAAATAAATTAAAAGATGGCGTTACAAGACGATCTAATAATAATAAAGGATAAGGTAGCAACTCCTAGTCCATATGCTTTATTAATAAAAGAATTTAAAGATCTTAAAATAGAAGAATTAGGATATGTATATTTTATGTGTGATCATAGATCTGCATATGCAGTTTATGAATGGGATAAAAGACATGAAGAAGTAATACAAAGTTTAAAATTAAAGACTATTTCTAAAAAAGTAGAAATAGCATGTGATAAATACAATGAATTAATAGAAACTTCTGCAGTTAAATTATTAAAAGCTGCAAGAGAATCTGTAAAAAAGCTAGAAGCTTATTTTAGAACTGTAGATCTAACTTTAGTAGATGATAATGGGAGGCCAATATTCCATGCTAAAGATCTAGTTAATAATCTTGAGAAAATGGGAAAAGTAGTTGATGGATTATCTAGATTAGAAGATATAGTTAAAAAAGAAGAACAGGCAAACAATCCTACACGAGGTGGGGTTGAAGTTAATAAATATAGTCAATAATTAAAATAAATAACAATGATAAAATTTTTTAATGGCTGGACACCCAGCAAGCAAGTAGATAGATTTGAAATAACGTTAAGATTAAGTATCTTAACAATTTTTGAATTTTCTTATGATATTTCTGATAAAAAGTTTAAATTAGTACTTTTAAATTACGGTATATCTAATTAATATGTATAATTACAATGCAAAATGTATCAGAGTAGTCGATGGAGACACTATTGATGCTGAAATAGATCTAGGCTTTGATGTAAAAGTTAAAAAGCGAATAAGACTTGCTGGAATTAACGCACCAGAGTCTAGAACTAGAAACAAAGTTGAAAAGAAATTAGGACTAGCAGCTAAAGAAAGATTAATAGAAATCTTAGATGGAGCTGCTAATCACTTTGAATTAGAATCACAAGAACTTGGTAAATATGGTAGAGTTCTTGGCAGACTGCAAATAGATAAAATTGCAGGTAAAGATATGATAACTAAAGTTTGTGTGAATGATTTATTAGTTAAAGAAGGACATGCCGTAGAATATGATGGAGGTAAACGTTAAAATGGATTTTTTAGAAGATTTAGATTTGTATAATAGAGCAATGGAAAATGCGTATCTACTTGTTACTGGTAAAAAAACACTAGAAGAGTTATTAACCAATGATGAAGAAGATATACCATTACCATTTGATCCTGAAAATGAAGATGGGAAATCTTCAGATATTCTAGATATACTTATAGTGTATTATGAAGAAATGGAAGAGTATGAAAAATGCTCTGAACTTACAAATTTAAAAACAAATGCTCCAGAACACAGATAGATTACGACAAGAAGCCTTACATTTTCAGAAACACGGGTATTATACAAATGCTCTTCCAGGCACCAAAGATTATTATGATTATTGGGATGAACAGAAAAAAAGATGTTTATATGGGTACGCTATTGACGAACTAACTATAACAGGATTTCATTATTTTTATTTAAATTTTTGTCCAATAGATAGGGCAGTTGATGAAGAACTTCCAGATGGTACTATACAATCTAGAAGGGAAAGAACATTTCCTGCTTTTTATGATGGGGATTGGAAATACTTTAATGAAATAGATAAAGCAAGAAAAACTAATCAGCACATGATCGTCTTAAAAGCAAGACGTAAAGGATATTCTTATAAAGCAGGTGCTATGCTAGCAAGAAATTATTTCTTTGTTCGTAACTCTAAAAACTTTGTATTTGCTAGTCAAAAAGAATACTTAATTGGGGATGGTCTATTATCTAAAGCATGGGATTTTTTATCTTTTATAGATGATCATACAGCTTGGACACAACCACGGTTAAGAGATAGAGAAATGACTAAACAGTCAGGATATAAGAAAAAGGTAAATGGAGTTGAAATTGAAATGGGAATGAAATCTCAGATCATAGGCGTTTCTCTTAAAGATAATCCAGATAAAGTAAGGGGTAAAGCAGGTGAGTTAATATTTTTTGAAGAAGCAGGATCTTTTCCAGGATTATTAAAAGCTTGGGAAGTAGCAATGCCAACAATGCGTCAAGGTGCTAAAACATTAGGATTAATGGTAGCTTTTGGTACAGGTGGTACAGAAGGAGCAGATTTTGAAGCGATGGAAGAAATATTTTATAATCCAGAAGCTTATGATTGTATGAAATATGATAATATATGGGATCAAGGAGCTATGGGAAGTACATGTGGATATTTTATTCCTATACAACAAAACTTAGAAGGATTTATTGATGATAATGGCAATTCTTTAGAACAAAAAGCTATAAAATATGAAGAGGGTATGCGAGAAAAGAAAAAAATGGCAGCAGACTCTAAAGCTTTAGATCAATATGTAGCAGAACATCCTTTTTCTCCACAAGAAGCTACTCTTCAAATTACAGCAAATTTATTTGATGTGGCTTCCTTACAGGCACAATATAATAAAATAAAAGCACACGGCCTCCACTCTATGGGCACCCACGGACAATTTTACTATGGGAAGGATAATCAAATTAAATTTAGGCCTTTACCAGACGGGAAACCAATTTTAAGATACCCGCATAGAAAAGGGGAAGACAACTCTGGATGTGTTACTATTTATGAGAGTCCTTACAAAAATGAAAAAGGACAAGTTCCTATGAATTTATATGTATTGTGTCATGACCCTTATGGCCAAAATCAATCTGCAGACTCTATGTCATTAGGAGCAGCATATGTAATAAAAAGACCTAATAATATATCAAGGCCTGATGATATGATTGTAGCATCTTATGTTGGAAGACCTGATACGTCTGATCAATATAATAGAAATTTATTTATGTTGGCAGATTATTATGGATGTAAAATAGGGTTTGAGAATGATCGTGGAGAAATAATAGCATATGCAAAAAGGCATAGAAAATTACATAAATTACAAGAAGAATTTGAAATGCTAGATAAAAAAGATCTTAGATCTAAAACTGTAAAACGTCAATATGGTATGCATATGACAGAACAAAGAAAGCGTCAAGGAGAAATATATATAAGAGATTGGTTAATTTCTCCACGTGGTACTGATGAAAATGGGGAAAAACTTCTTAACTTGCATAAAATTTATGATCCTGCTTTATTGCAAGAATTAACAAAATTTAATCATAAAGGAAACTTTGACCGTGTAATGGCATTAATGATTGGAATGTTTCATACAAGAGAATTATACAATGCAGAAGTAAAAGAAGTATTAGAAGACAGATCTGCAGATACTTGGTTTGATAGAAATTTTGTATAGGGGGTGACAGGTTTGCCACTTGCTGGGTGATGTACCTGGCTTTGGAACGTGAGTTCGATTCTCACCACCTCCACAAAAAGTGGTATAGTTATAAATATATATATAATATAGTATAATGTATATTAATATTAAATAAAATTAATTATTTTTGTAGGATGAGTACATACGAGAATATACCTAGACAGAAACTTTCTTCAAAAAAGAAAGGTAAAAAATGGAGAGAAGAATGTGTAGAAGCATTTATTAATTTATCTAATTTAGGTGGATATCATGGTGGATATTCCTCTAGAAGAGATGACTTACAAAGGCTTTATGATTTTTATAATGGAGAGATTGCAGATGAAGATTATAATTATGTACTCAAGCCTTACGGAAAAACAAGAAAAAACTTCCCA